AGGCCATGGCAAAAGCTGCGGAAATCAACAAGCCCAATAAAAAGAAGAAAATGGGCGCAGGCAAGCGTGCTCTCAGCACCTACCTCGCCACGATGGCAGCTGCCTCCGGGATCAGTAACGCTGTCCAAACAGGTGAGGCACTCTCTAAGGGTCAGTACGGCAAAGCCCTGAGCCAAGGCGCTATGGCGGCGGGCAATCTCACAGGTGCTAACGCTTTCGCCTCCGGCAACATTGGACGTGGGTTTAAGCGTCAGACCCTCGGTAATGCAGCTGGTCTGGCTGGTTATGTCGGCGGCGAAGCTGCGAAAGGGTACAAGCGTGCCAATAACGGTGGTGTTTCTCCCCTGAAGGATCTCTACTGGCGAGCCCGCGAGCGCGCATCCGGGGTGCGCCGTATGCCCCGCAACGCCTGAAGCAGATGAAACGCCGCCTCGACAAAAAGTGCGGCGCCTCCGGCATCCCCGATAACAGGCGCTGCACCAAGGGTTCCATTGGAAGCACTGTGGCCAAGGCTGCAGTAGCCGCCGGTGGTGTTGCTGTAGCTGGTGCTCTGCTGAACAAGAACTCTAGAAAAGCGATCCTGTCTGCTCCAGGAGCCGCCCGTCGTGCCGGCAACAAGGCCCTGGTAAACGTGGCCGAGCAGATTGCTACAAACAAGAAAAAGATGAATATCTCGGGGGAGGCGCTGAACAGCATGCGTCCACCCTCGAAGACTGAGCGCCTTCGGGAAGCTGCCAGATCGGCCAACGTCGCAGCGGAAGGTGCCATGAAGCGCGCCGCCACTGCAGAGGTGAACCGGGCCATGGCAGTAGGTGAGGCCATGTACAAGGCAGGTAAGGCGACTCGCGCCTCACTGACCAGCGGCATGCGAACCCACAACCTGACAGTGGAGAAGATGCGCCGGAAATACGAGCCCGGCTACCGTCGCCGCAGAGATCTCGGCAGTTTCTACAAGGATGCGCGCCCTGAAACCAAGATGGTGCGCGACCGTTTATCCAAGATTATGGATAGCTACAGAAAGCCTAAGTACTAACCAGATCATCTGCAGCAGACGTCTGCTAAATAGGCGTAACTGATCACAGTATGTGACCTGTATCAGCGCACCCTCAGCTCACAGGGGAGCCCAAGGAGAGCATATGTTCGAGGGCCACTTCCTCGAACGTGGCATCTTCATCGCCTCCCCTAAGCACGACCTCCACCGTGTCGACTACGTTGTCGAATGGAACGGTGGCCTACAGCGCGTCAACGTGAAGACCCTTCACTGGGTCCCGCAAGGCAATTACTACCAAGCGGACACGAAGACAAGCAACGGGTCCAAAGGCAACCGTGCATACACCATTGATGAAATCGAGTATCTCGGTATTGTCAGCTTGGAATACGGGAACATTTGGATGATCCCGTTAGAAGCAACAAAAGGCCTTACGTGCTTGAGGTGGCACCCACCGGAAAAGACTCACAGGAAACGTTTCGACAGCTTCAACTGGTCTCCTTACCTCATAAATCAAGGGTGCACCAGTAGTTCTGATACTAAAAACGCAAAATATAGTTAGTATCAGGATATGGAGACTGTAAGTCGCTACGATTACGGTCAGGTAACCAAGTCCGAAACCACGGACGAAGGTTACTTGAAGGTGTGGTGTAAAGCGGCCCGAGTAGGGACCCAGCTTTATACCCGGGGTGATGGCACGCAAGTGCGTGAGTATCGCCCTGAAGAGGAAGTAGCGAAACCAGAGTCTCTAGCTTCCTTCGGCATGAAGGCAGTAACCATGGGTCATCCCCCGGTTCTGCTCGATGCCGACAACACAAAGGTTCATCAGATCGGACATGCAGGCTCGCAAGTTCGATTCTCCGATGGCTTCGTAGAGGTCGCTCTTGTCGTCACCGACAAATCGGCGATTGAACGTATCCAGCGGGGTGACGCTCAAGAGGTCAGTGCCGGCTATCGCGTCGACTATGACCCCACACCAGGCGTCACACCCGCAGGCGAGAGTTATGACGGCATCCAGCGAAACATTCGCGTTAATCACATCGCGATTGTTCCTCGTGGCCGTGCCGGTCGTGACGTCCGTCTGATCCTCGACTCTTGTGACCGCAACGATGCGGTGGCATGGGAAGAAAACCCGTCGAATTCGCCCGTATTTTCCATGGCACGAATCACCCTCGACGGCCTGGATCTTGAACTTCCAGCAGAAACTGCCGGTGTGGTCCAATCCTTCGTGAAGGAGAGTGATCGTGCCAAGGCCGAGCTGATGAAAAAGCTCGATTCGCAGGAAGAACAGATCCAAGCTGTTGTATCTGAGAACGAAGAAGTTCTCGGACGCCTTGACGCCGCTCTTGAGCGGATCGAAGAACTGGAGAAGCAGATCGCTGACGCCGCTGAGCGCAACGACGCTGATCAAATCAACCAGGCTGTGAACGCACGTCTGGCTTGCCTCGACAAATTCTCCCCCATCCTTCCCGAGGACTACAAGTTCGATGGCGAAGACGAGCACCAGATCATGGCGCTCGCCTACGAAAACGTCTTCGAAAAAGCCCCCCGCGAAGATGCTTCCAACGACTATCTCCTCGGTGTTCTTGACGGCGTGCTCGCCGCTATGGAAGACATGGAAGGTGACGTAGAGGAGGAGACCAAAGAGGACGCCGACTTCCAGCCTGAGGAAGATGGTTCGAATGTGGCTGAAGTCCGTGCTGCCCTGGCTCAAGTCCAGGCTGCCGAAAAGATGGACAGCCAAGCCTCCTACCGTGAGCGTCTGCTGAACGGTTGGAAGTCAGACCTCACTGCTCACGTTTGATAGGAGCGACAAGTAATGGCTATCACCTACACCACCACTACCGTCGCTAACCCCTCCGGTGCTCAGGGTTCTTACCCTCAGCGCCTTGTGGTTGGCCACGAAGGCATGATTGGCGACCTGCAGGCTTATGTCTCCCGGTCGTACACCAATGAATCCGCCGCTGTAATCCCCTTCGGTCACGCCGTGATCGTCGACAGCGCCGCAACCTCTGGCCTGGGTGCCAAGCTGCCCGCCGGTGCTTCGGCTACTGGCGTCCTCGGCATCGCTGCCGACAGCTACACCTTTGAGGCCAACGCCAACGGTGCCTACCAAGGCACCGGCGTTATCCCCGGCACCGTCAAGACCTCCGATGGTCGCGTCGGCTATGCCAACAAGCAAGTCGTAAACGTCCTGAGCAAGGGCGTGATCTTTGTGTACAGCGTTGACGCTGTGGCACTGGGCGACGCAGTGCGTCTGTATCACACCGACCACGCCAGCGCCTCCACCAACGGTGGTTACAAAGGCCGTTTCGGTAAGACCGCCGTGGCCAGTAAGACCTTCGAGGTGACTGCTGGTGCTCGCTGGCTGAGCGCTGCTGCAGCTGGTGGCATTGCCCTCCTGGAGATCGACATCCCGACCTTCACTGTTTCCGCAGACACCTGATAGGAGGCACCCAACTAATGACTGATATCCGTAACGACGACGCCGGTCTGTTTCTCGCGAGAGAACTAGAGCAGATCCTGGCCCGGACTTTCGAAGTCCAGTACGCCGACATCAAGTACTCCCAGATCATCCCCATTTCCACCGAAGTGGGTCCTGGTGCTGACAGCTTCACCTACCGCATCTTCGATGCTCAGGGCAAGATGAAGCTGATCCAGGACAAGGCAAGCGATCTGCCTCGTGCTGACGTCCTGCGTAAGGAAGTCACCCACGCTGTTCGCAGCCTGGGCGCCTCCTTCTCCTACACCATCCAGGAAACCCGTGCCGCCGCCATGGTGCCCGGCATGAACCTGGAGCAGCGCCGCGCTAACGCCGTGCGCCGCGCCTATGAGGAGAAAGTGCAGGAAGTCGCCTACTTCGGCGACGGTGCTGTGGCGATGGATGGCTTCTTCAACAACGCCAACGTCGACAAGCTCGTTCCCTCTAAGTGGTTCGACGACGCGACCATCACCACCGACGAGATGCTGGAGCTCCTGAACGAAGCTCCCACTCGCATCGTGCAGAACTCCAACATGAAGGAGGCTCCCAACACGATGCTGGTGCCCTACGACGTGTATCGCGTCATCAGCACCACTCCCCGTAGCACCACCTCGGACACCACGGTGATGGAGTTCTTCCTCCGCACCAACCCCATGATCCGCTCCATCGAGCCGATCAACGAGCTGGAAGCCGCCAAGTCCGGCAGCAAGCTGTCCAAGGACCGCATCATCTGCTACGACCGCAGCCCCGAGAAGCTGCAACTGCACGTGCCCCGCACCCTCGAGTTCCTGCCCCCCGTGCGTCAGAACCTCGAGTTCACCGTGGCCGCTCACGCCCGTATCGGCGGTGTCGCTCTGTACTACCCCAAGAGCGCCCTCTACGTCGAGAAAGCCTGATAAAACCTCGCTTTTCAGAACATGATCATCACTTACACGCCACAGCTAGAAAATCCGCCGCGTGACAAAGAAGTCACCCTCGGCTTCTCGATTATCGGGGCCAAGGCAGGCGGAACTGAGCACGTTCAACTCAAATCTGGCGTCAACCGCGATGTCACCCAGTCTGACTGGGAGAAAATCAAGGACATGCCGCTGGTGAAGGATCTGCTCTCGCTCGGCGCTCTGAAAGTGCAGGAAGACGTGGAAGTGGTGGACACCTCGGTCAAAGCGGCCGGGGGTCTCACCACCATGCCTGTAAAGGACGCTCTTGATGCCATCGACGGCACCTTCGACCTGGACCTGCTCAAGGAGTGGGACTTTGCCGAAAACCGTGTGCGTATCAAGAACGCCATTGCCAAGCGAGTGAAGGCGATTACTGAAGGAGAAGGCTGATGGCCGTGACCTCCACCACATTCCTGACTCGGTTTCCCGAGTTCTCCAATCTGGAGACGGCAGTGGTGGAGGGGGCTATCGCCGAGGCCCAGCGCTTCTGCAGCAGCGAAGTCTGGGGCGACCAGCACGATGACGGCGTCAACTACTTGAGCGCCCATCTACTGGCCAGCCGTACTCAAGCAATTGGGCAACAGATCGGCGCAGTCCCAGGCGGTTCATCCGACCTGGGCTTCGCTGGTACTGCCTACGGTGCAACCTTCGGCGCTCTCCAACGCAACCTTGTTAACACTGGTTTTGCGTTCTGATGGGAGCCTACGCACCCTTTGACAACGCAACGCTGGTCTTTCAGGTCTACAGCTCCTTCGCTACTGACCCTCAGACCGGCAACAAGGTCCCTGTTAACACCGGGGAAACCTACATTGCCAATGTCCAGCTTCAGCCGAGCACCCAGGACTTTAAGCCTGGCATCGATGAGGCGAAGGTCACATGCAAGGGCAGATTGCTGAGCCCTACAACCTTCACCAATAAGGTCAAGGTGGGCGCGATTGCCGAGTGCACTGTCAACGGTGTCGCAGGCACGTTGCGATTGACCGATATCGGCTCAAACGCACTGTTGTTTGCAAGAAGCACGCTGCACCAAGAGTTCAGCGGAATCTTCGAACAGACAGGCCGAGGAGGCTAGTCATGGCAGGGAAGCAGCAGCTCAATACGCAAGCACTGGATCAAGCTATAGCCAGAGCGACGCGGGAGCTGGTGAACCGCCTCTCTGCTGAATACACCAGCGAAATTTCTTCTGAAAAGTGGCGCTGGAACGACGGAAGCCTCCGCGACATTGTGGATACGGGAAGGCTCCGAGCCAGTCAAACGGTCCGAGAAGCTGGCACCAACCGCTACCAGTTCAGCTGGCCTGTTGAGTACGCCGCTCAGGTGCACGAGGGCACAAAGCTCAAGGGTGGCGGCGAATGGCCTGCCCGCCCATGGACCCGAACAGCACTGGAGAACGTAGATCCCAAGAAATTCTTTGAGACTATACTTAGGAGAGAGTTAAATGGCTAGTGTACATCAAATACGCAGCCTAATTAACTCGGCAATCGGGTCCAAATTAGGAAACTATAATCTTCCAGATGGATCTACGTCCCCCGCCCTATGGGTTCGGGGCCAGCAGCAAGTTCCCAAGGACTGGACGATCTCTGGCATCGAGTGTGTCATTGATGAAGTCCCCGAGATGGTGAACAAGCCCACCTTGTCGCAGCAAGTCATCCTAGACGTCCGTTGGCCGATCTACCTCACTAGCTACGACACGGCTCAAACACTAGCCGAGGTGCGCGAGCTTCTCTTTCAGTGGTTCCCTGATATTCAGGATCCCGTGCATGTTCATCAAACGGACATCTCGTTCGAAACACTGAAAGTCTTTATCCCCGATTACTCAATTCAACCTGAGAGAGGCTAATGGCTAATCTTCCTGGTGGTGCATTTGCCAAGGGGCGGGACCGTATTGTCCGGATCGCCGACCCCGGTAGCACCCGTAAATCCGCAACCGTGACCTCCGGCGCCATCACCGCCCCGACTGGTCTGACCTACAAATACCTGAAGGGCGCAACCCGCGCCGAATTCACCCCTGCTCCTAACTCTCAGGAATTCTTCCTGTTGGGTGACAGCGGCTGGAGAGACTCCGTGGGTGTAACCCAGTCTGGTGAGCTGGCCTGCTCTGCATTCTTCATCAACAGCCTGGACGCCTCCCTGGTGCCCCAAGCTGACATTGATGCTGGCCTGCAACTGGTACTAGACGCTGAGTCTGACCCCGACGTGGAGATCTGGGTCGAGATGTTCACCTTCCTCGGCTCCGACAGCTCCGGCAACTACAAGTATCACTCCCGCATGTTTCAGGCCGCTGTGACCGGCGTGTCTGAGGCTGCTCCCTCCGACGGTCTGATCGAGTACTCCTGGACCTTCCAGTCCAGAGGTCGTATTTGGTCTGGCATCTACGACGCTGGCACTTCGGCTCTGTCCGTGTACTAATGAAGCTCGACCTGCTCGTCTCTGAGGACAAGCGGTCGTACTTCATCAACTGCACCGTGAGTGGCGAATTACTCGAAGTGGGGGCGGTGTATATCGCCCCCTTTTCGTGTTCACCGGTCACACTGATCTCAGAAGATGATGTTAAATTGACCGTGGTTATACCACCCGAAGCGGAAAACAGTGACACCGAACTGGTGGCTTCAGACACTTCGTTTTACATAGACTGATGAGCCGTTATTCAAAGCTCTTCTTCAAAGAGAAGGAATATCACGAGATTCTCCCCTTCCGCTTCCCGATCTACAAAGATCTCGTCGCTGGTGAGGCTGAGGGTGTTGAGGACATTGCCCGCAAACAGGCTCAGAACACCTATTCGCTACTGAAGATCGCCAAGGCTGTCTCGAAAAAGCGCAAGATCAGCGTCAAGGACGCTCTGGAGCTCCTGAGCAACACAGACAGCGACAACGAAGTGCTGTATGAGCACGCCGAGGAGCTCGCAGAAGTCCAGAAGGACAGCTCCACCGTCGCTGAGCAGCAGATCGAGATGGTGACGTTGTTCCTCCGCTACCGGGGCGAGGTGCAAGAGGGTGAAGAGTGGGTGGAAACCCGCGATTGGACACGCGAGGACACCCTGCTTGTGCCTAGCAAGCTCCTGAACGACATCTTCGAGTTCATCAATTGGGAGCGTAACGGCTGGCCCTCCGAGGCAGACGAGGGAAACTGACCAAGGCTGACGAGGATCCAGAGAGGGTCTTCGAGAGCTACAGGAGATTCCTAGCTCAACAGCCAATCGATATCACCAAGCTGTACCTCCAGCTGAAATCCAGCAGTCTCGGGGACGAATACACCCGGGACAGCTTTCTGCGTACACCCATAAAGGAGGT